GAGTCGGAAAGAACGTGGCGCTCGATGCGTTCCTCGCCGGATCGGCTTACACTGTGGTTGGTCCTTTTATGGGCCTTATATCATCGGTTGGTTATTCCGCCGTTGCTGCTGGCGACACCATGACTTCGCACGCTGGTTGGACAGAAGCAGGTGCTACCAACGCACCCACTTATACTGCTCCTCGTAAGACCTGCGTTTGGTCGGCAGCTTCGGCGGGTGCTAAGGCACTTTCCGCTGCGCTGTCCTACGCTATTACTGGGACGGGTACGCTCAAGGGCGGCTTCATCGTATTCGGAACCGGCGCGTTGTCAACCATCGACAATACCGCAGAGACGCTTTGGTCGGCTGGCTTATTTACTGGCGGCGATCGTATCGTTGCCAACCTTGACACGATTAACGCGAGTTACTCCGTCAGCCTCTAATAGGATCGCAATGGTATCGCGTACGTTACGCACCAAAGCTGCATCCATTGGGATAGTTATTGATCGCGCTTCCGGCACGGTAGTTCGCATTATGAACCCTGATTTTGAAGAGGAGCTTGATCTGCACCCAATAGCTGCTGGCGAATTCATGATCCGAACGAATAAGCGGGACCACGGGATATCGTCACGTAGAAATGCGATGGCTTTCGTGGACGTCGCAAAAATACTTGCCATGTTTGAGAGCGCTCCATGACGCAAGTATTTCTCACCAGCCCAACTGGATCGAACCAGACTTACATGTCCGATGCTTCGTGGAATAATACTACCAATAGCATCGAAGCGATCGGGGGTGGTGGCAGCGGTGCTTACATTCAGCGACAATCTGCCACGGTCGCTACGGGCGGAGGTGGTGGTGAATGGCGTAAGATTGTTAATTTTACCTTCGCCAGTCCCGGCAGTACGACAGCTACTTATCAAATTGCTAGTGGCGGTGCGTCCGTTAGCGGCGTTCAAGGAGCGACCTCTGGGGCGGGCGGTAATGTTGGTGGCGATACATGGTTTAATGGTGCCACGGTTGGCGCAGCTTCACTAGCTGCTAAAGGCGGGGGCGGGGGCGGAACCGGGACCACGGGTAGCGGCCCTATCAGCGGCGGAGCGGGCGGGACAGGCGGCACAGGCGCAGGTGGCAACAATAATGGTGGCGCAGGCGGTACTTGTAACTCTAGTACAAATGGATCGGGTTCGGGTGGTGGAGGGGCTGGCGGCTCTACAGGAGCCGGTGCTGCGGGGTCCACCGTTACATCCGGAAGTATAGCCGGAAACGGAGGTGCTGCTGACGTTGGTGGCTCTGGGGCCGGAACCGGCGGGGCAGGTTCAATTGTTACAGGAACACCTGGAGGTGCTGGCGGCGCGGGAACCGAATGGGACTCCACACACGGTTCGGGCGGCGGCTCAGGCGCTTACTCAGGCTCCCCGAATAGCCCTCAAACCGCGAACGGTGGCGGGCTTTACGGAGGCGGCGGCGGCGGTTGTATCAATCGCGGAAGTGCCGGTGGTGCGAATGTTATTGCCACATCAGGCGCGGGTGCCCAAGGCATTATTGTTCTGACGTGGACACCATCTGGCGGAGCTACTTATAGCACCTCGAATAATGAGACTGCTTCGGCTGCTGACACACCATCGAGTGCTGCAGTATTTCCAAGTGCTGTTACTGAGACAGCTTCGGCTGTTGATGCCCCTTCTAGCACCGCAATATTTCCACGCACTGTAACAGAAGCAGGCTCTGCGGTTGATACTGTTACTACTCCCGCTTCAATTTTCGCTCCAAGCATTACAGAAGGTGCCAATGCGGTAGATACTGTTACTGCACCTTCTGCTCTTCTCGTCATTGAAGCCGCCTCTCCGGTGGATGTCCCATCAGCGAAGGTGATATTTGTATCGTCTATTACCGAAGCTGCGGCAGCAACAGACGCGCCTGCGGCTAGAGGCACGTTCGGCATTTCTATTCCTGAATTCGTTGTCTCTCTCGATACTGTCAGCGCTAGAGGTACATTCAATGCCGCTATCAGCCAGTTCGCTTCTGCTGTTGACGCTCCTGATGCTTCCGTAACTGCTCCGACATCCGGATTCGCTCATAGTTTTGGTGGAGTTTTCTAACAATGAGGACTATCCAATGACTTCGTCTGTTGATAAGCGTTCCGAAATCGTCATCAATACGATGCAGACTGTGATTGGGCAGCTGCATTTTCAGATAGCTTGCTTGCAAGCTGACTTACACATAGCCAACGAAACCCTCGCCGCTCGCGCGGAGCCAGCAAAGGGCGATTTGAAGGTGGTTCCGAACAAGTAAGCCAAGGAATACTTAAATGGCTGACACCGTAACGCCCAAATTGTTAATGACGAAGCCCGAAGTAGGGGCTTCCGCAGACTCGTGGGGCAATAAGCTCAACACCAATTTCGATATCCTGGATCAGAAGGTAGTTCGTAATACTATCCAGTGGAATATCGCTATGGGTGATGATAACCCAGCGAGTGCCACGGGTCACTGGATATTGACTAGGTATAACAACGCTGGCGCTACGATAGACAATCCCATTTCTATAAATCGCCAGACTGGTGAGGCTACTTTCGCCCAGATACTTCGTTTAACTAAGGGTATTGTAGTAGGGGCGGACATAGCCGCTGACAAGTTGACTTCTGTAAAGGGCATAATCGTTGGAAATCCAACCCTTACACCAGCGACTATTGCCATACCGAGCCTTTCCTATTTTGCTGAATATGTAAGCTATGTCCCGGCTGGTGGAGTTGGTTTGGCATTTTACAATGTGTATTACGATGGAGCGTATAAGAATTATCGTGCCGGATTTGCTGCGTATTGGCAATACGCTGCATCCAATGGCTCCTTTACTTTGGCTATTACGCCAGCTACCGGCGCTGTTGATGCTGTGGCGGTTCCCGCTACTGTCGCTTCCTTCTCCCCTGCTGGATTAGCAGTTGTCGGCAATTTAAATGCTAATGCCCTTGGAATTACTGCGGGCGCTACTATTGGTGGGGCGCTTACTGCGAATAGCGTAGTTGTAACCACCTCTATCAATGCCCAGACAATTAGCGCCTCTGGCGCTATGGGCGCGAACACAATCACCGTGAATGGAGCGACAGTGAATGGAGCGCTTGCTGCGACTGGTAATATTTCAGCCGGTAGTTTCTCCACTACTGGCAACATGAATGTGTCGGGGGCTGGACTTTTTGGCTCTCTTACAGCAAGTGGGGCTTTTGCTGCTAATGGTACCAGCTTCCATAACGGTACGGGGAGTATTACAGGGGCTAGTTCGCTTGCTACCTTATTTCAGTCAACTGCAGGTGATTGCGGTATGTCGTTTGTAATACCGGGCACATTCGGGTCCAATTTCGGCATGGGCCTCGATGGTAATTTCTACATAGGCGGCCAGACGCACGGTGCTGTTGCTTACAAATTGTGGTCCCAAAAAGACTTCTCTACGCCAGTTACCAGTGTAAGAATGGGCAGCGCCGTCGATATCTCACATAGCCAAGGCGTTGCATTGTCGGAAGCTGGTGCTGGTTATGTGGTGACCGGTTGCGCTACTTTCTCCGGTACTTCTACTGAAACGCTCCGGTATCGACCAATCCAGATGTTTACTACGTCATGGTTCACTGTAGGATCGTTGGCATGATAGTAATACACGGGATATGGAATTTATACGTTCCGGAGAAAGGGCACCCCGACGCGCCTCCTAGCACTGTTTATGTCAAGAGAGACAGCGATGGTGTTGATTGGTATGACTACGTGAACGGCAGTAATTTTCAAAAGGATACGGTAAAGGTGGCTTGTATATTCCAGGGAGACATGTGGACCACCAATCCTGGAACTCGCGATGCTTCGGCGATATTCCCTTCGGGGATGATGGTGTTAGAAATCGATGACTACACCGGAAAGGACATGATTAAGGACTTCACCGGTAAGTCATTCAATCTTGACTCCCGCTCTTTCCAGGAGATTGTCCGATGAACGACGAACTGCATCTGTCACCGGCTGGTGCGCATTTGGTCCAGGCATTCGAGGGTTTGTTGAAGAAGGTCGGGCACGACCAATACAAGGCGTATCGATGCCCCGCCAATGTACTTACGATCGGGTGGGGCACGACCAATGAGGGAAGCAATCACTTCGACGCCTCGACCGTGTGGAGTAAGGCGCAGTGCGATGCTGCGTTCCTCAAGGACATGGTTAGCTTCGAGAATTCGGTGAAGAAGCTTGTCAAGGTCAAGCTGCATCAATGGCAATTCGATGCGCTCGTCTCGTTCGCCTACAACTGCGGCGCGGGCAACTTGCAGAAGTCAACGCTGCTAAAAAAGGTCAATGCGAGCGACTTCGCGGGCGCGGCAAAAGAGTTCGCCAAGTGGAACAAGGGCGGCGGGCGAGTGTTGAGCGGATTAGTTCGCCGTCGCGCGAGCGAAGCTCTGTTGTTCCAGAACATCACCGATGCGGATTATGACGGGCGTCCCGACAAAATCCAAATCCCGATGGTAGAAGTTACTGAGCCGATGCCACAACTGGTGGATGCACCGGAGGAGGTGTGAGGTGGGCGCGATTGAGGAGGGCGGCAAGGTAGCTAATGGCCTGATCGAAGCAATGAAGAATGCTCCGCTAGCGCTCGCGCTGCTGGTGGTGAATTTCGCTTTCCTAGGTTTCTGTGGGTACCTCTTGCATGAGGTCGCTGCCAATGCTCGTGAACGCAACCAGCAGCAAATGCAAATGATCTCTTCGTTGGTTACGTCTTGCTCTGCGCCGCGTAGTTGAGGTAATATGGACCCTGTTCCTGTTGAGTTTCCGCCTGGGGTTACTACTCTTTTGTCCCGTTCGACCAAAGTGGCGAATTGGCATGATTGTAACCTTATGCGTTGGGATGGCGCCACTACACTTCGACCGGTCGGTGGTTGGGAGCAAATCCCATACTTCGGCAGCATACTTACACCGTTCGCTTCTAAATGCCGAGCCGTACATAAGTGGGTGTCTCGCGGTGGTATTTTCTTTACAGCTTATCTATGCGAGCAACACGTCTACGTGGATAATGGGGGTACTCTGTCGAACATCACTCCGGTGGGCGGAATGGCCCCGCTTACTGGTACGGTGTCGGGATATGGTGAAGCGCCTTACAGTCTGACCACGTACGGAACTCCGCGCCCAGGCGTAACCAACATTGCTAAGTTCTCGTTGGCTTGGTCCATAAACAATTGGGGCGAAGACTTGTTGGTTATGACTAGTTACGATGGGCGACTGTTGAAGTGGTCCCCAACTACACCAACTACTCCTCTTGTAGCCGTTACCGGCGCTCCGGTTAGCAACAGACAGTTCGTAGTAACGCCCGAGCATCATTGTATGTTGTTCCAAATGGGCGGCGATCTTGGTAAGTTCGGATGGTGCAGCCAAGAGAATATCAACGATTGGGACTTCGCAAATCCGTTGAACACGGCGGGATTTTATTCGGTGGACCCGTATTCGCCCATCATAGCCGCTCATTGTTCATCGGTGGGCATTACCCTCCATACTCCTTCAATGACTCACTTCATACAGTGGATTGGCCTTCCATACGTATATCGATACAAGCCAATAGGGAAGCTCCCTATTCCGATCAGCGCTGCCTCCATGTCCTCGATCCCGGAGGGTATCACATGGATTTCGGTTGAGGGCTTCTGGATATTCAATGGGTCGACAGCCGACACATTTCCCTGCCCCATTTGGGACACCATAGTTGAGAATATGGACTTCCAAAGGACTGTCCGAGAGTCGCATTCGGTTAATATGCTGGCTAAGGGCGAAATTTGGTGGTTCTGGGTTGACAAGAATTTGGGGTTGGAAGTCGAGCGGTACGCTGCTGTTAACTATCGGTCTAAGGTGTGGATGTCCGGCTATCTTAGGAGGACATGTGGGACAACTTATGCCAACGACAAAAATCCAGTTATGTCGGATGGTTGGCTTGTTTGGAAGCACGAATCCGGGCTTGTTTACCCCGATGCTAGATACATGCCGTACTTGGAGTCTCAGAGTTTGGGCGTAGCGAATGGCGCAAGATTGTCCACCATAACCAAGATACTTCCCGACATCGCGGGGGATCAAACTGCTTTGGCTTTCTCGTTTGCGAAGCAGAACGATAGGACCGATTATGCCACCCAAACATATTCTCCTCAGCGATTCGTAAATGGACATGGTTGGGTGGACATAAGAGAAACAGCGCGAGATTTGCGATTGCGCATTGACATGGTGAAGGAATCGGATTGGAGTACCATTGGTCCTATTCTGTTTGACATAAAGCCTCGGGGTAGGAAGAAATGAGAATTCCTATCATCAAGGATGCAGAAACTCATAAAGTTCTGGTCGAACTGAACCGGGAAATTGAGAACGATAAGAAAGACGTGCTTAGTGCAGTAACTGGTAATAGGTCCTTGCTGTTGTACTCACCGTCTAAGAAGGTGTACGAAGTAACAGTTACCGATGCGGGCGCGTTGGTTATTACGCAGGTGTCAGGATGAGAATAACTGATCCCGTAATGGCGGCGAAGATGGAAAAGGCCCTTAGGCTGGGCGGAAATGTGTACACCTTGGATGACATCGAGAACGCCTTGGCCAGCGGCGAAATGCAAGGCCATACCGGGGGCAACTCTTGGGTAATTACTAGAGTCCACAGTTGGCCTCGTCGTAAATCCGTGGACATAGTGTTCGCGGTGGGAAATATAGAGGACCTGCCGGTGTTATTGAAAAAAGTCGAGCTTTGGGCTAAGGACCAAGGGGCTGATCTTATAACCGGCACCGGTCGTGATGGGTGGTTCGGGCATATCGCTCCTAGTTGGAAGAAGATAGGCGTGGCCTATTCGAAGGATTTAACATGAGCAGCGGAAAAGCGGCACAAGCTAACGAGACGAAAACAGTAGAGCTTCCTGCTTGGGTTTCGGATGCCTCCCAAAGCAATTACAAATTAGCCCAGGATGTGGCGAATAGGGATTATGCGGAATACACAGGGCCGAGGGTAGCCAGCGAATCGCCACTTACTACCCAAGGATACGGCTTGCTTCAGAAGAACATAGGCGCGACCGATCCGCTTTACGCGTTGTCTAAGGACTCGCTTGGGCGCTCTACTGGACTTCAAGGTGAAGCCGCCGATGTGTTCCGCAAGGCGGGCGCTGAATACGATGCAATTTCACCACTATACGCCAAGGCGGTCGGAGCGGCTGAGGGGGCCAACAAGAATTTTGCCGAGTCCGCCGACATATATCGCAACACCGCTGGGCCGTTGGATATCAAGCCGTACCTTAACCCTTATACCGACGAGGTTGTGAACAGGTCCGTCGATCAAGCTGAACGATCGCTGCAGGGGAATTTAAATACTCTCTCCGACAAAGCCAGAGCAGCCAGCGCATTCGGTGGTAGCCGCCAAGGCATAACTGAAGGCGTTGCCATAGGGGAAGGCGTCCGGAATGTTGGTGATCTGACCGCACAACTTCGCAGGGCTGGAATCGACTTCGCTACCAATACGG